CAGATATGAGAGTTACGTATCTAATTACACCATTTGAAGCAAATACTTCCACATTAGCAACAGCGGGAACCGCTTCATCTGTTCCAGAGAATGTTATAGTGCCATTCTCATATCCAGAACCTGCTGCTGTAATTGTCAAACTGGTGACTTGTCCACCACCACCAGAGAATACAAGGTATCCATTTGAGTATAGATCACCTCTATTTTCACCTATCGTTATTTGCGAAACGTTTAATGTTGTGATTAATGCCGTATTACTTAGAATGGTATTAATCTTTCTCAATTCACCATTTACTGCGATTGATGACCCTATAGACAAAATTCCTCGTGTGTTTGCAATATTAAATTTTGTTCCAACACCAGTAACTAGAATTCTTCCACTACCAACGTTTACGGTTCCAGAGATAGTATTTCCTGAAATACTTTGAATTTCCGCATCTGTAAGTTCGACTATTGTTTCTTTATTGTAGAATGAATAATTAACTAAACCTGTTGGGTGTAATAATTGTTTGAGTAAAGTTTTATACTTGCTAAATTCAATTTTTGAAGAAATTACATAAGAATAGTCCACATAATAATCTTCACCTTGAATTTTTCTTTCTGCTGAAGAAATAATTGAATCTGAAGTTAACCAACGACCCGAACCAAACGCATAAGAACGTTCAACTTCAGCGTTTGCTGTTGCCGTTCCATCGCCACCAGAGATATTTACAATAGGACTAAACTCGTAACCTGAGCCAGGATTCACAACTTTAATCGAAACAATTTCACCGTTAGCACCAAAGCCAGTAGGTTCTAATCTTTCTCCATCCCCAATTAAAGAATCCACTTCTACACTTGCGCTAGAACCTGTTGCAGAACTTACTGAAATAGACGGGAAGTTATTCTGTTCGTAACCATATCCACCTAACGGCCAACGATTATAAACTCCAACTTTCTTATCTAGTGCTGTATACGTAAATACAGAAGAGACTACAACAGTCGTGTCCAAAGAGTTGGATGTTACAATTCTAGATTCACCGTTGATGTCTACTACATCACCAATTCTCAAATCTTGAGTAAAAAAAGTACCAGTTCCAGTAATCTCATTGCAACCACTATTAACGGAAGCTGTACCACGAATGCGTGAGTTGGCAGAATCAATTCTTAAAATATATCCGTTTGCGGCTACTTTCCCAACTACGGCTGCGGCGTGTTGACCATAAGTTCCAAGTGGATTTGTTCCAAAAACAATTTCATCACCAACTTTATAGTTTGTGCCACCAGCATTAATTTTATAACGACCAATCGATTTTAAACTTTTTGAATAACGATATGGCGTATTTGAGCCATATTCTGCGCCGGCTGCATCAAAAACTGTAAAGAATTTTTGACTTAGGGGAATTGATGAAGTTAAAATTCTTACGTTAGAAATCGGTCCTGCTGCTATAGTAATATAATTTAGTGCTTCAGCAACAGTATTTTTTGCACTGATATTAGACTTTGAAAATACTGCACCGAAATTTGAACTGTTTACATAAACCGTTCCACCGACATTTAAACTTAAATTCGAAACAACATCTGGTGAAGCGGTAAAAGAGTTCGCAGCATTTGCTCCTGTAAGATCAATACCATCAACAACAACTATCATTGTAGTTAGTGCGCTATTTCCAGAAACAGATATCGGAGATGCATTGGTAAATAATGCACCCCCATGATGAATTAAGGTAGATTCAATTTTACCACTAACAACAGTTTCAATAGTACCAAAAGCATTCACTGAAGCATTACCACCAGTAATAGAAACAATATCACCTACGCTGTAATTATTTCCCGATTTTAATACATTAATTTTTCGAATAATCGAAAACGTTGATGCAATAATATCAATTGATGTATTGTTGTCTTCATCATTAATTGGAATCGAAACCAATTCGCCGTTTAAAAACGGACCAGTTAAAGATTCTTGATTGATGAAAAGTTCTACAGGAAGACCAAGATTCAGAGTATCTGAAACTGTTCTCTTTGATGCTGATTCGACGATAGCACTAGAACCCGATTTCAAACCAGTGACTTTACGATTGTTTAATAAATCAATATTAAAATTATCGTAGTTGACAAGAACAACTGCATTGTTCGATGGTGCAGAAACAAAATTTAGCTGTCGATATTCTCTGTTAATAAAATAATCAACTTTGGGTGTTTTAAGCACATTGTCAACGAAAACATTAACATCATCAATACCCGACTGCTGTGCCAAATAAAAAACCTTATTAGTTCCGTTACCAATATAACGACTTGAGATATCGGGATTAATTCTGAGTTTACTATCTACTTGCCAAACACTTGCTGATGGTCGTAGAACATTATTTTTGGGTAGAATGACTTCAATATCTTCACCAAATACTAACTGGAACAAAAGTTTAAATGAACTTTCTGATCCCTTTGATTTGTATAGTGGTAATAGTTGTTTGAAGAGAAGAGCCTTATTCGACTGAACTTCAAGAGGAACTAAAGTTGCGTATGTGTTATAAAAGTTTTTCTCAAATTGATCCAACGACTCATCAACGTCAGCAATGTTACGTAATGATTTTGCAGTAGTAATTAAATTATTTGAAGTAGTCGCAGTATTAGCTTGAGCCTCAAGAAACTCATAATATGCTTCTATGAATGAAATAAACTTGGGATATTCGTCACGAATAAATTCGGGAACTTGACGATTAACAAGTATCGATGTTTTTAAATCTGCTGGCATTATACAGGTTCTAACGTTGTGCTAATTGATGTTGGATCGTCTTGATCTATCGTAATAATTGTGTTTTTTGTTGTACTGATAATTCCCTTTTCAGCCTCAATTGAAAGTCTAATATCACCTTCAACCGACTGTACATCTTTAATCGCAATGTTTGTGATTGTAACTGTGCCGGCATCATAATCAATTTCGCCTGCGTTCTCATCAACAACTTGTCTCTGTGCAAATGAATCGTAATAGACTGTGCGAATTGTTCCAGTTCTTCCATCAATGACTGCGGTAGCTGTGGCACCATAGCCGCCGCCACCAGTAATTGACACTGTGGCACGTGTATAATCAATACCACGATTTACAATTTCAATACGATTAATTTGGCCATTTACGATTATTGCAGTTGCAGTGGCTCCAGTTCCGTCACCATCAATTGTGACTGTTGGTGGAGAAGTGAAACCAGCACCTGGATTAGTCACCTGAATTGATGTTATTCCAGAAAATGATTGTGGTATTTCATCAAACTGAACTTCACGATCAATACCTCGGGAGTCTGCAACAGTAAACAATGTTGATGTCAACTTATTCCCAATCGTTCCTCTACGCAAAGGAGCATTAAAATTAATTGTATATGGTACAGATGCATTTAGAGTTGGAGTAAAGCGTTTCTGTAAACGAACCGAAACACTGGAACCAATAATCGAATTTGTATCAACCGAATCAATAGCATCTTGTACTTTAGAGAGTATAAATTGAGATTCAAATTTATCTAAATTAGTTGTCTTATAATTCAATATAGCATTTCTAATAGTCGTTTTTAACTGAGTCTCTGTAAGAGTTGTTTTATTCGAACTGTATGTAACTGTTGGCGAAATAACCAAATACAAGTATTCAGGATCACGAAATACTGTCTGAATCGCAACAATTGCTTTTGGTTGTATTACTTCATCATTGATGCGTTGCTTTTCTGTATTGGATAGATAATAACCTTGTTTTGGTTTTAGTGCAATGTAAACTATACCAAATTTAGGGGGCACTTCTTCTTCACCTCCCCAAACAGAAATTGATTCTATAGAGGGATAATTTTTTAGAATATATGACTCATAATCAGAAAATGTTACCAGTCGATTTTGTGTTGTATATTGTAAGGGTGCAGCAAATTTAATATTATCGACAGATTCTCTTTCGGCACCACCAGCAGCTTCACTGACTGGAGTAATCGTAAAATCAGTTTGTGGATTTCCAAGAGAATCAGCAAGAACTCCTGTCGCAACAAAATTGTTTGCTTTATTGGAAGCTGTGCCGTTTGTAATTAGATATGTAATACTAACCACGGCACCATTAGGTAACTTTTTACCAATTACACCATCACCAAAATAGATAGCGTATTTTTCACCTCTGTTTTCTTGTAAATAAAAAACAGTGGATGTTGTGGTTGCAGTAGATGCATCAGAAGCTAAAGTATAAACTTCCGAATCTGTATTTGATATAGAACTGCGAACCGAAACTGTTAAAGTAGAAGTATCTACATTAGTATCCGGAAGCGAAAACAATTGTTTTGGATTTGTGGTCTGATCAAGCGTGTAATTATACGTTACTAGCTGACCTTCATATATTGGTAGATTTAAAAATGTAAAATCTGTAGCTGATTTTGTTACTCTAGTTTCTTCCAGTGTAACAAAATTATAACTGATTCCATCAATTTCATTAGATAAGAATGTGAAGCCCTTTGGTATAGTCAGAGAGATATCATCATCAACATTAGTATTGACGACAAAATTAATTGTTGCACGTGGTGCTTTTCTTGAATATGGAACATAACCTAAAACTTTAGCGTGTGAGATAACCGAATCACGCAGCAAAGCAGTATCCATAAATGCTTCATTGGCAACCATGTTCAGATAATAAGCATTATAATGTGTGTTGTATGCCAGAATATCTAACAAAACACTTAGACCAGAACCTTCAAAATCGTAGTCGGTAAACTCAGACTGACCCTTTAGATAAGTCTTTAAATTTTGTTTGATTTGATCGAAATCAAGTTCGGTAACTTGTAGTGGTTCAGCCATTTTATCTTATACGTTCTAAAAAGAAATTGATTGTAATTGGGTTGGGTAAATTGACAATAAAAAAAGTCATTGAAACTTGATAACCGTTCTCATCTGGAGCGGGAATTGCAACGATTGATTCTACTGAAACCCTTGGCTCATAATTATTAATAACATCAAATAACCGTCTTTCTATTGAAGCACCAAAAACAGAATCGACTGGCTCAAACAATAAAGAACGAATTGATGACCCCAAGTCTGGTTGAAAAGGTCTTTCGTAAAAGTTAGTAGACACTAGATTTTTTACAGAGTTAATAATAGCCTTTTCATTTAAATGTCGGCTTACATCCTTCTTAACGGGATGTGCTGTAAAGTTTAAATCTAGGTCTTTATACGAACGTTCGACCTGTATTTTTGGTTCGTTAGACGTAATTGTAGTTGACATCTTTTATTTATCTTAGTTTCCAATGAATACTGTGCCGGAACCACTTCTAATTGTTCCAGTATCTGGTCCATTCAACTCAGTATCATTATCCAAAGTCGTGTCGCCAATGCGAGCCGCACCCTTTGTTCCCTGATTGAGATTGACGGTTTTACCGTTAATTTTAATGTCTCCTGTGACATTTAAATCGTAATCACCATCGACAAATATCTTAACATCACCCTTCACAT